AGTCAGTAGTAGTTGCTTCGTCTAGGTCATCGTCTAGCAATTCGCTAACAAAAGACCAACTACGAGGAGTTGCAAAGCTACGGCTTAAACTTTTAGGATCAAAGTCGTACAAGTCTTTCTTTGCAAAGGTTAAGTAACCTACAACGTCAGTGTTGATGTTGTTAGTTACACTCCACTGGAACCAGTCGTCAAAGTTAACAGCAAGTTCTAAGTGGATAAAGCGGTTAGCTAACGGAGCAGGCATTCTATAAGTAACACCTTTGTCAGCTTCACGGTTACCAGCCGCAACAATCATTACGTTGTCTGGTAACTTGTAAGTTCCTACTCGACGGTTAAGAATCAACTGGTATGCTGCCGCTTGTACGCTTGGCGCTGCCGAGTTCATTTCGTCTAGGAATAGTACAATGTAGTCAAATTGAGCAGCAAACTCTTCACTTGGTAATTCGCTAGGCGCACCCCAAACCATTGTACCTGAGTTGCTGTCGAAGTATGGAATACCTTTAATATCTGTAGGTTCCCAAAGTGACAAACGAATGTCAATTAAATGTGAATTTGAAAAAGTATCACAGATTTGTGATACAATGTCAGATTTACCAATACCTGGAGGTCCCCATAAAAAGATAGGACGCTTCTTCTTTAATGCATGAGTAATGCTGGCTTTTGCCCCATTTGGACTAACAGTGCGTGTTGTAGTATCCATTTGTAGTACCCTCTTTGTTTAGTGCTTTATTTAAACTATACATATATTATAGCACCATTACAGCATTTGTCAACCATTATCTGCCTTTTTTTGCCTATTCATTGCTTTAGTTAAGCCATATTTGCGTAAATCACCACTAAAAAGAGTAAGTTCGACTGCCTTCTTTTCGTTAGTTACCGTAATTCCCATCTTAGTAAGATAGTACGGACAGTCAATAAACTGATCTAGGAAGATAATAGTTTGGGTAGTAAGTGGCATATCTTTAGCAAAGGGGATGTCGTACGTAGCTAGTTCTATTGTTAACAGTACTCCAAACCCAGTGTCAGTTAAACGTAACCCACCTGATCCTTTGTTTCTATTATTCTGCCACCATATAGGCAGATGCTCTGCAACAGTAGCATCATTAATACTTTTATTAAGTTCTTTTAGAAAGACCTTAGTATATGTCTCTTTCCAGTTCATTCGTCTGTCACAAGTTCACCTGATGTAAGCTTATATACAGAAAAGTCAACGCATCTAAACATATCGTTTAGTTTTCTAGCAAGATTATGTGCATGCCCGGGATTAGAGAAACTAACCTTCTTATACTTAGGACCTGGATAGTTTGTGAGTGCATTAGCACTCTTTAAATTAAACGGTGCGTTTTGATAGAACACAGCCCAAATGGCTTCTGCTCCTAGTACTTGTTCACTCTTGTATGTTTTACTATCAATGTTTTCTAAAATAACTGTCGGTTTAGGTCGACTCATATGCGGAATCCTTTTAATTAACTACGCATATATTTATCTATTTTAGAGTTAAATGCGTAGTTAAAACTTCGAACCGCCGTCCATTGTAATATTAATTACTTCATCGCTACTGTCTTTAGATTGTGCTACTAACAGCTCTAAATCACCGTGTAAGCGACTCATTACAATACCTAAGGTAAATGCTAAGTTCTTAGCAGTGTTCATGTCTAACGTTACGTTAGCTACTCTAGCAGCTTCAGCAGCCTTAACTGCTTGTAAAAACTGCTGAAGTGGAATGGTATTTAATGGCTCAACGGTTAGCACGGCTTAACTCCTGTCGCATTTCTAAGTCTGTTTTAAACGGACCTTTATACTCGTATCGTTCTACAGTAATTTGTTTAGGACAAAAGCTTTTAACCCAGCCTTTATCAAAGTGTATAATATAATACCCTGCACAATATGCACTTTTTGACTTATTACTTTTAGTGAATAACGGTAGTTTACGTTTAACATCATACATAGTATTGTACGGATTAACAGTTGTTGGGTACCCGTGTACTGAAAACGAATCTAACTGAACCTTGTCAGCTACTGGAGTAATATCATTCCAAATAATATTAGAACCAAATCGCTTCTCCATTTCGTGTGTACTATTAAAGAAACAAGTCTCTACTCGGCTGCTAAACATATATCTATCATCATTCCACGATACTGTACCAACCCGTTCTTCTTCGCTTTCGATAATCCAGAATTTATCTTTTACTACTGCCTTTGCCTTCAATGTCATACTGGATACCTCGCTGATAACGGTTCGGTGTAATAAGTAGCTTGATCTGCAATTCGTTGCATATCCCACTTTGCACAGAACTTCATAAGACGCATGCCTACTTGATTAACTGTCTTAGGAGTCATATGTTCTGCAACAACAGAATCGATTATCTCTCTAACGTCTTCGGGTTGTGCAGTTAAGTCACACAATACTACGTTACGCTGATAGTCATCAAGTACACGATGCTCGTCACCGTTATGATCAGTCCAACGTTGTAGCATCATGTTATTCCAGTTAAAGCCCTTGTTGTCTTTATCTGCATATGCTTCGTTAAGTCCGACTTTATTCTTAGTACCTTTTGTACGTACACCAGGATAAGCACTAAACACGTTATCACTTGTGTCACCACGCATACACTTTTCAAACAACATAAAGTCAGGCACAGGAGCAAGCTTTGCTTCTTTAGTCTTTTTATCTATCACAGGCTGTCCTTTGTCATCAAAGTAACCTTCATGCGTAATAGTTACATTACTAACGCCGTTGTACTGACGTACTGTAGGACTAACAAGTTGTGCAAAGTCACCGTCGGTGCTAATAATAACATGTTTATCATTAGGATGCGATTGTACCCAGCCTGCAATAAGATCATCTGCTTCTAAACGCTTGTGTTGCATAACAGTGCAGTTAGTCTTTTCTGTAACAAAGTTCTTAAACTCGTCAAAGATCTCCCAAAACGCAGTGTCTTCATCTGCTTGTATAGGAGTTAGTTTATCGCGAGCAACTTGCCTATTACGCTTGTAGGGCTCGTAATAGTCTTTGCGCCAGCTACGGCCTTCTAAGCAAAATACAACATGATCTGCATCAAAGTCGTTCCATGCTTTCTTAACACTGTTTAGTGTAATGTGTAACGCCATACCTACTTTAGTATCAATGTCGCCACGAACTACATGCCGCGCTCTAAAGAAAGTATTTGCTGTGTCTACTAGGACATAAGTTGCCATTTGTTTTGCCTTTTGTTGTATTAATTATATATATTATAACACCATTTACTATAGATGTCAACTAACTTCTGACTTACCTTTAGCAATAGGAACTACATTAATATATCCAGCACCGCGATTAGTATCCTGGCCTTCTTCTTCAAGCATATTGTAAACAATGTCACGGAACCAACGATCTACAATTTCTTCTTCTGGATCATTGTCAACACCGTAACCTGCTTCAACAAGCTGTGCAATAAAGTATTCATTCCAGTCGAGCTCAAAAAAGCCATTACGAACATTCTCTTCATTAACTTTAACATCGATTACATTCACCCAAGGTTCCTTCTTGCGTGTTGCATAAGCTTTAGGATCACGTTGCTTTAGAAGTTCTAACTTTTCTTCTTGTACTTGTGCCTTTTCAGCTTCAACTTTGTCTAATCCTGTTATTTTCTTAAAAAAGTTTTTCATATTAATCCTTTCTGTCTCATCTCTTCTGGGTCCATTTTAGGATATGGAGCTTTCATTGCTTGTTCGTGTTGTTCGTTTTCGTATGCATCACGTACCCCATGCATTTCCGAATAAGGATATATGGAGCCTTGGGGTGAAGCGCCATCCCTTTTCCATGCAGACTTCTGCCACTTCTTTAACGTTGAGGACATACTCTTCCGAGCGTCCCCCAAGCGGCATACAATATACTGGACACTCAACGCCTGCGTCACGGTATGCTTGCACAGCTCTGCCAGCTTCATCAATATCTGAACGATCAGCAACGACAAATTTAAGATACATGTCGCTACCAGTAACAGTGGAATAATTAAGAGCCACGTCAGGCTTAATAGCGTCCTCCCAAGATTCTCCGCTAACGCTAAGTTTAGGCGAACAACTCCATGTGACTTTAATTCTGTCACTGTCAGTGAGATATTTAAACATATCGTCGTGTAAGAGTTGTGTAGTGTTTGTTTCAAATGTGACATTTTTTAGATCCTGCATACGTGGATGCTCAAATAGTTCGACATACAATCGTTGCCACGCCAACAACGGCTCGCCACCTGTCATAATTAAGTGGATGTCT